GAGAGGACTACTACCATTGCAATTTGCCAAACCTCCTGATATAGTCCAATCTCCTAATGTAGTCCAATCACTATCCGTATCAAACGTGCCATTAGTTACAAGTTCATCACCTGTATAAGTCTTTACAGAGTGTACCCTTGCATTACTTGTTGCAGTAGGAGTAAGTAGTATAGTAGCTTTGTCTAAAAGCTCGTAGTTATCAATATCCTTAACAACAGCCTTGCTATCAGTATTGTTCTCACTATACTCTGCACGACCTCTTAGAGTGGACATAAGAGCTTCTATAACACCACCTAGTATTCTTTTACCTACACTTATTGCTAATCCTAATCCTAACATATTAATCCTCTGTATATACTACTTCCATAGTAGCGTTAAACCTTGATGTTGTTGAACTTGTATCTCCTACTGATATAGTAACTATGATAACATCTCCTGCTGAGAATGATTGAGTACTGCCCAAACCACCTGCTGCAAATACATGAGTTGTTGTACCACCTCCACCAACTTCACTAGCTGTACTACCTAATTGTGTGAGGTCAATACCTGCTGAACTTGCATCAACAGGAGTTCCCTTATAAATCTTAAAATTTACAGTCCTACCACTTGTTGCAGCCACAACACCACCAAAAGCATTGATGTAACCATCTCTAAGGCAATATAGCTGCGCTTGTGCAACAGCATCTTGTGCATCAGCAGTAGCATCAGTAACCACCGTATTCCAAGCGTGAGTAGAGTTACCCGAATATGTTGGTGCTAATTCATCTGTCGTTGTTACGTTACTCAAAAAACCATTAACCCTAACAAAATGAGTTCTTCTAAGGTTATCATCCGCCCAAGTCAAAGCATCACTACCATCCTTTGTTAAGATAGTATTAGATGCTGCTGTACTAAAGTCCTTTGGAACGTGAAGCTGTGAGTTATCTAAACTACTATGTTCGTTACTAGCCATACTACGCTGTGTATCCTATGCAAATTCCACTTGTCAATGTAATTGCTGTAACCTTTCCTAAGAATAATGTAGTTCCCGCAGGTAAAGTCGTTTGCAAAGCAGTTTCACCACTACATTCGTTAGCAGCAATACTAGCTATAACACTCTCCACAGGGAAGTGTAAGCAGTAAAAACTCTTGCCTGTTTGTGCAGCAGTAGTAAATACCTCAACATCACCACTAGGTGAATGACCTACCATTCGCATTAACGATACATTATCATCTAAAAATCCTGTTGCCATTTTATATTATTTTATTTGTTTCTATCGTATGCCCAATTCTTTAAAGCAATATAGTTCTTGGAGTAAGGGCATTCTTCACTCACATTCTTGCCTTGTGGTTGTTTCTTTGCTCTTGCTATATATGCAATAGCCTTTCTTGCTTCAGTAGCATTTGCAGATGTCCAATCCGCTTTCTTCTTTGACAACAAAGTAAGGTTTCTGTTTATAGCAGTTCTGCCTATACTAGCCTTCTTGCTACACTTACTCTCTGACCATCTCTTTAGCTCAGAGTAGCTCATATTAACGGAAGCCTTGTACTCTGTATATGTTTCATCTATCTCCTCTTGAGAGAAAGCATTTTTAGTTTCTTTTAGCTCTGATATAAGCTCACCTGCCATCTCATTGATTAAATCCAATAAGTCAGTTTGATTTGCATCATAAGCATCACCATCGTGTTCCTTACCGCACATCCAAGAGCCATCAGGCATTTGGTGTTCGTATCCGTCAGGGCACTCTTTATTCTCTCTAAATACGTTTTCTTCTTCCTTCATTAGTAGAATATTATTCCGTTCATCTTACTAGCTATGTCAGTATCAGGCATTGAGCTATCACCATCCTTACCATACAAAGGAAAACTTCCTACTTGGTCTTGATGCGTGATGTGTGCAATCATATCATCAAGCAATACCTTTGCCTTTCTGAATGTGTCGCTTTTCATTTGATTGAATTGCTCTACGTTTGCAGGTGTACTAAAATCGGATGAGTTAACTACTAACCCTGCCGATGTCGTATTGTATTGTATCTCATTCATTACCTCAAATCTAACAAACCAACATAGAGCAGGTTTAAGATAGTATTGCAAAAGTATTGAGTTAGCTGCTGTAAGCGTTCCTGTGCTGTCGTGCTGTGTCTTTAACTCCTCATAGAAGTCCAATCCAAGCTCAGGCTTGATGTGTGCAAGTTCAGCAATTTCAAGGATAGTATCGCTAATCAAAGCTGTATCTGTTGCTTGATTGGTAAACGCATTAGATATTACCTCTGAAGGTGTTACGAACTTATCAAATTGTCTTACATTACTCATCTATCTCTGTGTTTATTTCGTTAGCACCTTTTCTGTCTATAATAAGCAAATCACCACCATCTATTGTAGGTAGGTCTTTGTTAAGCATTGCTCTCTGTTCGTTGATAGTCAATACTTGCTTAGGGTCAATGTCCGCTAGGAATGAGATAGGTGGTTCGTAAGCTACCGAAAGGTCACTTGTATCTATACCCATCTCTGCATTGATAACCCTTTTTATTGGGTCTAGTAAGATGTTAGTAGTATCTCTAATAACAGTTGACATAGCTAAGTCATAAGCTATTCTAATCTCACTACCCGTATTGTTCATCTTACCCGATGATACGATACCACTCAAGGCAGGTTGCCATCTGTGAGCAGTAATTATGTTTTGGTCGGTTAACTTCTGTAAATCTAAGAAGTCACCATCTTCCTTGTTGGAGATAATCTGAACATCAGTTCCTCGACTATCCTCTCCGTTCTTTACAAGGAATAATATCTTTGAGTTGTTACCACTACCCGTTAGTGTTTCTTTAGCAGTTTCAACAAACTTTTCGGCTTCTGATTCGCCAAAATCGCCATTAACGGTAACAATAGCGGAAGGACTAAATCCATTCTTAAATGATGTATGATTGAATTTACCAATCTCATAGTCTATTGCTATGTGTTCTAATGCAGCTACATAGTCAGGCAATCCGTAAAAGTTAAATGTACTTTCGTAGTCCTTGTAGTGTATAATAAAACTGCTGTTAGAAATCTGTGGGTAGATTGGTATTCTTTGAGTTTTCTCTTTGTTCTTTCGATAGTTTGCCCAATCAGGATTGAAATAGACATACTTCTTGTTTTTAGAAACCCTAGCTGTTGAAGCATCCTTGTGATAGAAGTTAACACCACCATCATATACAACGCCCTCTAAGAAAGCGTTACCGTATGTATAGTAATCATCAGCAAGTTTCTTAAAGCAGTCCTTTAGGCTTTCTCCGTTAGCGTTTACATCCTCTATGAAGTTACCTAGAGCTTCATTATCAGTAACAAAACCACCACCCGTAGTGAATGTAGTTTTCTGTGCTAATACAGACCTGTGCGTAGAAGATTGTCTTTTTAGTTCAGATAAGTATTGAGGAAACAAGTTATCCTTACCAAAAGGAATAAAGTCCTCTCTTAGTCTGTCTAAATCCTTAACCTCAGTATCTACCGTAGGAGTAGATAAGTTTACAAAAGCATACTTAGTATTAAAACTACTCTTTGTCGGAGTTGTCTTTACTTGATTCTTCTTTTGCTTTTGCTTTGGTTTTCTTTGGTTTTGCATCTTCTTCTTTTGTTACAAGGTTGTTGTAACCCATATCATAAACAGATTTGAGTTGTTCCTGTGTCGCATTCTCCCAATTAAAGTGCAATCCACCCAAGAAGAAAGCACGACCTTTTTTTAATCTTGCTTTATACATATTACAAATATATAAAAAAGAAAGGAAGGTGCAAAATTTGCACCAACCTATCCCTTATAGTTATTATTAAGCCACAGCTACTGTACCTGCCGATGGGTCAGGAGTAAATGTACCTGTAAATAATCTTGGTAGTTCACCTGACTGAGCAGCGATTGTAACGGTAACACCATTTTCATCACCCAAAGCAGAACCTGTTCCACCTTCTATTGATGTCATTCTAGCATACATTTGTACGTTTGCTACGTCATCACTCAAAGCATATTCGTTTGATGCACCTACAACAAACTTCTCACCTGCGAAAGACTGAACTATTACAACAAGATTTTTATTCATCAAGCTATGTAATGCAGCTAAATGAGAGTTTGAGCAGTTTGGAACATAAAAAGATACTGTATGCTCAAATGTAATTGTTCCACCTTCTTTTGAACCTGCCGTACTAAGAGAACCTGTGCCCTGCTTTAATTCAAACAACTTCATACCTGTTACAGTCATTGCAGATATAAGGTGGTCTGTTAAATCACTATCTGAATCAAAAGTAACAGCAGACATATCGTTGAACTCAGCGATACCAATGTTTTTTAACCCACCTCTTACTTCTAAGTCCGTGTGAGCTACACCTATTGCTTCTATTGCCATTTTATTATTATATTAAAAGTTAAAAATTAAGGGGGAGTATTTCATCCCCCATTAATTAAATTGAATTATACTGCGATTGCATTAGGAGTATAATATACAGCTAGTTTAGCATCTTTCAATGCACAACCTACCATATAAGCAACTCTGAAACGATACGCTTTGTTATCCATAGAGTACCATTGCTCTACTGAGTTCTCATCGAAGTCAGTACCTACAACAAAAGCATTTTGTGTAGTTAATAAAGCTCTGTGAGTTTCATTAGCAGAAGTACAACCATTGATTTCTGAAGCATCAGAAGCGATTGCTACATCCCAATCTCTACGAACGATGATAGGAATACCTCTGTAAGTTAACTGAGGAACACCATTTACCAACGCACCATAACCTGCTGCTGCAAAGTTAGAAGATTCTAAAGTTGATGCCATATAGTCATCAGCAATATCACCCGATACAAAGAAAACGTGGTTTCCTGCTTCTAACAACTCAGGAGAAGCTGAATCGTAAAGACCTTGCATAATTTTAAGACCATTACCTGCTACTAAGATAAAATCATCCTCTTGATTAGTAAGACCTGCATACTCTCTTGTTAATGCTGTTGCACCTGCTTCAGCAGCAGCTTGGAAGATACCATCATAGATACCATAGTGAGCATCATCTTCAGCAACATCCGACAACCATAGTTGACGATTGAAGTCAGCTTTTACACCTTGTCCGATTAAGTCAAGAAGGATATTCTTAACAACAGAACCATCAACATTGTCGAACTCGTGTCCGTCACGCATTAACTGACCTTTCATCTTATTGAAAAGCTCGTTTGCTCTAAACTCAATTTCAGCTTCTACACGAGAAGGAGTAATTGTGATTGTAGCACCTTGGTCTGCATCAGCTTCAGCAGAAAAAGCACCGTTTGTGAAAGCCTTTGTAATCTTTCCTAGTTGATTGAATTTGTCAATCACAGTAGTACCTTTAATGTTAGGTAGTACTTCCATATATTGCATATAATCCTGACCCATAAAGATAGGTTGGATGATTGCTCTGTTTACATCATACTGCTCAACAGTAGGTAAACTTGTTAATTGTAAAGCCATATTATATTATTTATTAATTATTTTAAAATTGATTTAGCAAAAGCATCCCAAGCGTTAACCACAACATCGTTTTCGTTGATAGATGGGTCGCTTTCTACTTCTACGTTAGTTTCAGTAGCTTCTAATTTAGCTAATTTAGTTTCCATCTCAGATACTTTGTTAGTTAAGTCAGCAATAGTGCTTTCTTTTTCACCAACAAGACCTGCTAATTCTTCTTTTTCTTCACGAAGTGAGTTAGCGTTTTCTTCTAGTTCTTCTAGCTTGTTAACGATAACATCATTGTCAGAAATAGAAAGAGAAACTTCTTCAGCAGGAGTAGAAACATTCTCTCCTTTAACAGCGTTTAAGATTTCCTCTTTAACACCGTTGAACCAAGTTTTTAATTCTTCAGTCATTTTAAATGATTTATTATTATTATTTAATTTCAATTTATCATTGACCTCTTTCTCGTTCACGTTAGTAAATTTAGAAAGGTCAAAAGATGCAGCAACTTTCATAGGAGCAGTAATTGTATCTACAAACCCATATTCGATTGCTTCTTCACTTGACAACCAAGTTTCCTTATCCATCATATCCGAAAGCTCCTGCACCGTTAGGTTGGATTTCTTAGAATATATCTCGATAATTTCATTCTTAATCTTATCAAGTAAGTCAGCAGTTTTACGCATATCTCCTGCTTCTCCTGCCGATTGTCCAAATGGGTTGTGTATCATAAAGAATCCATTTTCGGACATCTCTATGTTATCCCCTGCCATTGCTATGACAGTAGATATAGAAGCAGCCAAACCTTCAATCTTTATTTTTACATACCCATTGTGAGAACGTAAAGTGTTGTAAATAGCAAGACCATCAAATACACTACCACCAACTGAGTTGATTCTTAGCGTGATGTCTTTTGTTCCAACAGCCTTTACTTCTTCTATAAAGTTCTTAGCAGATGTTCCGTAGTCACCTATCTCATCATAGATGGATATTTCGACAGCGTTATCTGCTTTGTTTTCTATTGAATACCATTTGTTCATTTTGCAAATTTAATAATTAATGTATCATATCTTTCGCAGAAATGGGGTAATCACCTAATGTTGTAATCTTTATTGAACTTGCGCTTGTGTTTGTAGATTATATTTTGTATGGTTCTCTCTGACACATCGTACTTAATGGATATGTCCATATAAGTGAATGTGTAGTTATTGCCATTAGATTCCAATATCAAATCAAAATCTTTTATTATCATATAATCCCTTAGCTTTCTTGGCTCGATAAGACCTTTCTCTGATAGATGGCTCAGGACATTCTTTATTCCTGCTTCCTCAGAGTATCGTGCCTTCACTTCATTGTATATAAGTTCTATAAACTCATTAACAATATCAGCATCATTCTGTCTTATCATACGCAAATATACTAAAAAGTAGCTTGACTTTCAATAGCAGATATTCTATTCTGCACATCTGTCATATCACTTTCTACGATTACAACTTTAGAACTACCTATTCCTCCGCTTACTAATTGCTGTGCTGACCTCAACTCTCCACCCATAGCAAACTTCTCTCCACTATTGAGCAAACCACCATCAGCAAACTTAACGCCATTGCCATTGTAGCTGTTTATAGCTGATAGCATAGGTCTAAACATACTTGTTGATTTCTTGTTGATAATTGCTTCACCACCTTCTGCTTCGTGTATTCTACCACCAACTCTAAACTTAACACCGCCATTAGCGTGTGAGTTACCTTGAAACATACCGCCTTTTGTAAGACCACCATTAGCAAATTGATTGCCAACTTTAGATGATTCTGCTGAAGAAGTTTCACCACCACCATCACCACCAAGAATGTTATTTATTAAAGGTGTAACTAGTGATTTCAAACCTATTGCCAAACCAACCTGAGCAATAAAAGGAATTGAAGAATCACTAAAAATGGAGTTCATAGCATTTAGTAATATTTCATTTATTCTCATTGATATTAATTGCGAAAACGCATCTTTAGCAGTTTCAGAGTGAAGTATTATATTCTGTATTTCATCTTGTGTTGCTTTGTTTTTTGCTTCTTGTGTCTGTTCACCAGATGCTTTTACTTGTGCTTCTAGTTCAATCTTTTTCTGAGAAGTTTCATTGTGAATAGTAGATGACCTTTCAAGAAGTTTTAATTCTGCGTTGTATCTTTCCAACTGCATTTTAAGTATAGCGGCATTTAACTCAGCTTCAGTTTGAATCTTGCCATCAACATAATCTTTTTGCAAACGAAGTTTCTCATCAGTAATAAACTGCTCCATTTGAACTGCTCTACTTTTTACAGCATCTCCTTCAGGAGCTTCTAAATTCTTTAAGAACTCGTGGTTTTCTATTGCTTTTATCCTTTCCTCCTCAGCTCTTTTTCTTCTAGCTTCATCAGCAGCAGCAGCATCTTTCTCATCTTGCTCAAACTTTTTCTTAGCTTCTTTTTGCCTGTCTATCTGAGCGTCTATAACATTATCCATCTCATCAATGGCAGCATTCATTACATCAAGCCTTTTTAATCTAAATGCAATTTGTTCATCAGTAAGATTTGCTGTTTTGGCTACATCAAAAGTTCTTCCCTCACCTTCTCCCGTAATACCCATTGTCTTAATTATATTATTCCTTGTCTTTATCATCTCGTCTTGTTGTTGTTCCAAGAATTGTTGTAAAGACTTTTTTCTTAATTGCTGACCTTTTTCGCTTAATGTAGATATAAACTTTTCGTTATCAGCAAAAGCATCTTTAGCTTCTTTTGTAGCCTTAGCAATCTCTCTAATTGCTAATTGCTCAGGAGTTGAAAGCATATCGCTAATGTTAGATATAAATTGTGCAATTCGTTCTACTGACTTTTGCATCAAGCCATTGCCATCTAATACTGTAAGAATAAAACCTTCATAAGCTGATTTTGCTTTAAGTATAGCGCCTTGAAGTGTGTCCTCCATTATTTCAGACATATCTTCGGCAGAACCACTTGCAGTAATAAGTATTTTGTTTAAATCTTCTAATGCAGTAGCACTTCTAATAAAAGATTCCATTGCTTGGACTTGTCTTTTCTCAACAATCCCCATCACACCTGCAACATTAATACCCGAAGCATCTAATTCTTTTAATGCTATAATTAAATCTTTACCTGAGTGAACAGTCCTTCCTAATCTTTCAGATAGGTTAGATGTAGGGTCTTGTAGTGCTAACAATATGTTACGGAGTGATGTACCCGCAATAGATGCTTCAATCCCTCTATCTGTAAGCAGACCTAAAAGACCTGTTGTTTCTTCAAAGCTAAATCCTGCTGTTGCAGCAATCGCAGATACTTTAGTCATAGATGTTTGAAACTTCTCTAGGTCTAATGCAGAGTTAGCGAAAGCGGAAGCCATTACATCAGCAAACCTTGCTGTTTGGTCTGTATCTTCACCAAAACCTCTAATTGATGCTGCGACTACCGTAGCTGTTCTACCTAAGTCTTGACCCATTGCTGTTGACAATTTAAGTATTGCTTCTTGTGAGTCTAATATTTCATCGGTTCTAAAACCTAACTTAGACAAACTAAGTTGTAATTCGGCTACATTTTGAGCTGTAAAGAATGTTGTTCTACCTAATTCTTTAGCGGAATTATTTAGCTTTTTAAACTCCTCTGCATTTGCTCCTGATATAGCTTTAACCTTAGCCATTGAAAACTCAAAACCTTTGAATGTATCTTTTGCGTGTTTAATAGTGTTGCTTAAAGTTCTTGCAGCTTTTGTAAATACTTGAACAGCAACGGTTGCAGCAACAAAAGCCTTACCCATTTTTTTAGAAAAGTTCCCTGTATCTTTGGCTGCATTACCAACATCTTTTAGACTATCCTCAGTATCTTCTGTTGTCTTTTTTAAATCATCATACTTTCCGTTTAATTCAAGTATATGCTTGTTTAAAGCCTTAATATCATTAAGTCCTTTTACTTTAATTTCATATATTGATTGTTGTTTTTTTGCCATTATATCTTTTTTGGTAATCTTTTTAATATATTATCTACATCCTGTGCGACAGCATTGTGAATGTCATTGAAGAAATGTCTTTCATTACTTCCCACTACTCTATTTATAAATCCCCTTCTATACGTGTTATTAGAATACTTTTTGCTATTTCTTGTAGGAGTGCCTTCTCTTGCTATTGCTGCTGCAATTAAATGAGCTATTCGCAATCTCTCTTTAGTTTCACTCGGAAAATCCTTACTCTTTCCATTCTTGTCTTTATCATCCATCCAATTCATTATCTCAGACACATCCCAATCAAAAGGTCTTTGCCCTTCGTTGACCTCCCTTATGTAGTCTGCTTTGGATTGAATTATTAATTTAAAGTCACGCTTACCTCTCCACACCTTAAAGTGCATAGTATTAGCTAGAGTTCCTGAAGCTATATGGTTTTGATTAGTAAGCTCTTTTCTAAACCTATCAACAAACTTATTGCCGATTACATCTATTGTTTTACCAAATGTCTTTAGTATATCTTTCATTATCCTTTTGCTAGTGATGCTTGTTTAATAATTGACTGCTCTAGCTTTTCTAGCTCAGTTGTAATATACCCATCAAAAGCAGATATATGATATAAAGAACCATTGTATGTTGGAGATGTTACACCACCTATTCTTCCAAACTGATTAAATGTAAAGTCTGTTGTGGGTGTGGTTTCAGAAGCTACCTGAACTCCATTCTCCCTTATGTAAAGCGTACTACCGCTTCTTTGTAGTGTTATCAATAGTTTTTTTTCTGTTGGTCTCCAATACAAACCCGTTATACTCACAAGCACAATACTTGATGATGAAAAGCTAAGGCTGTAAGACCTATATGGATATTCACCTATTGAAAAGTACATATCAGCATCATCACTCTTTCCTAAGAATCTGTGATTAGTGTGAACATTTGCAACTTCGGGTATTGGTTCTACATATAGGAATACTGTAAAATCTCCCGATAGAGTGATAGAGTTATTAAACGTCATATAATCCTTATTGTTGGCACTAAAGTAAGCAGGTGAAAAACCATTAACCCCTCTACCATCAAGACCTATATCGGGTCTGTGTGCTTCATCAGACTGACTTAATTGATTTTTGCTAAATGAAGCTAACCAAGTTTTTATATTGTTTCCGCTAGTCACCTCTACAAATCCCTTATTGTATTCAAACGTGAATATTGGATTTATTACAGAGTTGTCTTGAATTTGAGGAACTGTTAAAGACGCTTTGTTTTTAGCATTTTTCCTTCTAGCCAACCTTTTTTCAGGTGTTAGAAAAACATTTTCTTTTGCTGTTGTCGAATCTATAAACCTTTTATCATATACTATTGGCTGAAGCACACCATCAATGGTCGCATAAACCTTATCTTTTAATAACTCTTTATTAAACGACAATGAACTTTTCTTTACTTTTTTTACTCTTCTCATTATATGTTTAAATTATCTGCATCCAATGTTATGGAAGCAGGAGTTGTAGATTTTCCTAACAAAAAGTATTCTTGTAGCTCAACCTTAGTAGATTGCTCATCGTGTGGCTTAAAGTCTATGATTTTATTAAGCCTATAATAAGAACCATCAATAAATACTAATTTTTTAAAGTTTAGATTAGCAACATCTGACTTATCTAAGTTAATGTATAAAACTTTCAGTCTTGGATTTTGTTTCAACTGCTGAACCATATTGGAATAGTAGTTATAAAACAATCCTGTTTTATTTTGAACATTTAAAGATGTAACAACTGTGCTGTGAGAAATATCAGAAAAAGATAAGTTGTAGTCTATATTCTGATGCCCATCGCTTATTGTAGGTTCATACAATTCAGAATAAGGAGGTGAGTGAAAGTCAGGGTCGCTTGAATCTGTTATATTTGATTTAAGATTATCAATAGCACAAAACGATGCTTTATTCCAAGAATAATCTAAACTTCTGTTACCACCATCAACATCATCCGTATCATAGTGTGTCCACATTCTTTTACCATTAAATGAAGAATAAAAACCACCGCCTTTTATAAGTATTCTAGCTCCTATCTCAAAATCCTTTTCAGGTCTTTCTACGTTAGAGGATATTACAAGTTCTGTATCACCGCTAAAATACATCGGTATAAAAGGACTTCTATCTAAGTATGTTGTTTTTACATAGTTAGGTTCGTTCCAACAGAATGTAGGAGAGAAATATGAGTTCTCTACCTTATACTCTCCTGATATTAGTTTACCGCTTGTGTCAGCTTCCTCATAAGAACCCCAATCAACAGTATTTCTCTTGTTGTAGTCATCTATCAAGCTGTCTGAACTTGCATCTTTATACTTAAATATTAGTTTTGATTTTATATCATAAAGAAACTCATCTTTTATTTTTTTAGAGTAATCTATTTTATTAGTCCAATCAACAGCATTAGCTGTGCTTTCATAAAAATAATCGTAAGGCTCTATATATATAGTCTTTCTTATGGGGTCTGTTTCAAACTGAAGATTAAACATTTGAGCCAATCCTTTTACGAAGCTAGACTGACTGCCTTTTGGTAAATAGTTTTGCAGGTTGTTAAAAGATTCTCCACTAAAGAAGGATTGTGTTTGTTCTATCTGTAAGTAGCTGCCTTGCTTTACCTTAACAGTAACATCACACGCTTGACTTAAAGGACTAGACCTTCTCTTAGCGAAGTTTATCACTAAAGCAACTTGGTCGTTATTATTAAGTTCTGTTTCGTGGTCAAACTCAAAAACAAACTCACCCTCTCCTAAGTCAAAAAATGGAGAAGCTCCTGTATGTCCTAAGAATCTAAATGTAGCAGCATTCGTATTTGTAGAACCATAATCTTCACTCTCTACTATTGTTGTGAAATCATCCGTATCATCGCTAGTTCCTATCTTTACTAACTTAGCGTATATACCTAATTCCTCTTGACCATCATCACCATTAGCGAAAGATACATAAACAGTAACGCTACCTGTTAATCTAAAAACACCACCGCTTTGTGCAGCTACGACTAATCCATTTTCATAACCTCCCGAATGAACAGTTCCAAGTTGTGCATTACCATAATCATCTGCATCCTCTCCACTTTGTATTGGAGCATCATCTTCCAAGGTGTCAGCAGACATAACGAACTCTAGGCTATAATCTGTATCATTAAAGTTTGTTGAAACAGATGGATTTCCTATTGCCCTAAGATTGCTGAAGGTTGAACCTGTATTTTCTGTTCCCGTATTGTAAGTGTGTATAGTTTCATCAGCACTCATACTAACCTTACCTAAAGAGCTGTCGGTTATATCTTTAGGCTTTTGAAATATTATTGGCATTATAAGATTCTCAAATAAGTCGCTATCACAAAATGTAGAGCTAACATTATAGCCTTGTGCTTGAAATATTTTATCCCAAACATTTTTTACAAAAACACAAGGGATAAAGTCACTACTCATAGTGCCATTAAGACTTAGGTCACCCTCTCCAATCGTTAAATGTGGATAAACTAATTTATCGTGATTTTTGGTGTATGACACTCCGTTGAATGTTTCTCTTGGATTGTCAAAAACAAAATCAGATGATAACGTAGCTCCACTCTCAAGCGATAAGTATGATGAATATGATTGTGAGCTAAATCTTAAATCATCTAGGTCTAGGTTTTTTAGATTGTCCGCCCAATCCATATTATCCCCTAAAAAAAGACACTCGTATTCCAACACATCAATATCTTTGTATATCTGACTTACTCTTAACTTACCCGTTATTATAGGTAAATTGTCTGCATATATTGTAGAAGGCAAGTCTTTTAATACGTTTTTGCTGTCTATATTGCCATCTTTGTATATATGATTGAATAACTTATTGTTATTCCTTGTAGCAGGAACTTTAAAACTTTTACTAAAACTACCGCTACGAGAGTTGAAATCCCTTACATCAAAGTTCTGAAAACTTAATGATAACGGAAAGTCATCACTTGAAGTAACATCAAGGTTGCCTAATATATTATCCGTAAAATCTCTTAACTCAACTCTTATTTCTGCCATTACTCTATTGTTCTTTTAGCTTTGCTTTCTATGTAATTTAAAGTACATCTCTGTAAGTTCTCATTGTCAAATGTAGTAACACTAGCATCCTTGATAACAACAGGAACGTAATAGTTTCTATTTAAAGTAGAATACCAACCTTTAGAGTTAGGTATATCTGTTTGATACTCTCTAACAACCATATAGTCAATATGAGTAATGTCGGATTGGTTGTTATAGTTAACTAAAAACATTGGCGATATGTATTCTATGCCTGTGTACGCTGTTGATGCTGTGTTAGGGTTGTTAGACTGAACAGCAGCAGTAGTAGAATGACCTGTGACATATCCTATATATGTTTCCCATTTGTCATCATTGCTTTGGTCATAATTTTCTAGTGTAACGTAATGTGCGTTACCTAAATCATCAGCACCCGATGTGTTTATTACAGTTGTTTTGTCAGCAGCAAAACCAACAAATCCTGCGTACTGATTGGCGTTGCCACTTCCTGCATTACTAGTTTTAATCCTTATTTCAATTTCATAAATGTTTTTAGGATTGTACTTTATGAAAGTTTTGGAATATGCGTAAAACTCGTCATTTCCTGAGTTGTCACCAATTATTATGTTTTTACTACCTGCAAGGTGTCCATCAACAGAGTTAAAGCCAACATCTGAAACGCCACCACCCGAAGTATTCCATTTAACATCAAGCGCAGCTTTATTATCATAAGTAAAATTTTCTCTAAATATTTCTTTACCCTTCCAACCTTTTTCTATCCATACATTTGGTGAAGCTAGTAAATCTTCAAACATATCTTGCTCTCCAACTCCGTATGGTCTTGATATTGCTGTACCTTCCTTGACTGCTTTTACTTTTGATTTTCTGACTGAA